GCGTCAGTTCCTAATGCAACAGAGTTTGGCTCAATTGTGGTTGATATTGTAACATCGCCCAAATTGGTCATTGTTGCAGAACCAGTTACATCTCCTGAAAGAGTAATTACTGGATCTTTATTGAGGGAAACTGCTCCTGCTGTAACTGTAAAGTCTGTTGAGTTAAATGAAGCAACACCCTTATTAGTATATGTAGCGTCTTCTGCAGACACAGTAATTGTGTTATTTGTTACAGCTACGTCAATTCCTTCTCCGCCAGCTACTGTAAGAGTATCTGTAAGAAGGTCAACTGTATCTGTTCCAGTATCTCCAGAAATTGATAGGTTGGTTGCCACATCTACGGTTCCAGCAGCAGTCAGTCTACCTTGTGCATCTACTGTAAATGTTGGAATCTCTGTTGATGATCCGTATGATCCAGGTGTTACTGCTGTATCATTAAGTTTTAATGTTGTTGTGCCTGCAACATCATCATATGTTGATGTTAAAGCTGTGCCAGCTACTACGGAAGACCCAATAAGGTCTTGAATTACTTCTGTAGAACCAGATGCTGGTGTCCACTCTGTACCATTGTAGAAGTAAAGAACATTTGTGCCAGTATTGTAGTAGATTTGACCAGATACTGGGTTTGAAGGCGCTGCGCCTAAGTTTTGGATTCTAGCATTGAGCAACTCATTCTTGTTGAGATCAACGCTAACTAAAAATTTTCTTGCCATTTGCTATCTCCTTATGACAGGTATGCTGTCCCTGAAAATGGTTGAGCCATTGTCAGTGTTATTTGATTAGTACTATTGTAGTCTATGCCAGTTTCTAGAATATCCCCAGCGCTAGACTTAACGGTAACGTTTGGTTGATACCCTAGTCCATGGCTAATAACAACAGAATATACTCCTAGGGTTGGCCCAGTTACCTGAGCAAGCTCCCATGAATATGCTAATGTATTATTTGTTAAGAATATTTTACTTGAGCCAGACCATGTTACATCTGAAACTTTTGGACCATGAAACGCTGCAGAAACTGTATCAAAATAAAAATCTCCAGTAAGTCCTAGGTTTGCTGCAGGATCTCCAGAGTTAACGATGATTGCATTCATGCCTTGCGTCTTCAAGGTACGGATATCAGCTGATTGACCAGCTGCATCTGTATTACGTGAGAGAACCGTTACGTTTGC